ACTACGTTGGTTGCTAATAGCTTCACCGATTCGTCTTTAACTTCTGGTCGTGTTACATACGCTACAACTGCGGGTAATTTAACTGACTCTGCCAACCTGTTGTATTCTGGTACTGACCTGACTGTTTATGGTCTGACTGTTGGTCGTGGTGCGGGTGCTGTGGCTACCAATACTGCATTGGGTGCTAGTGCTTTGGCGGCTAATACAAGTGGTGTAGATAACCATGCTGTTGGCTATCTTGCTATGACCACAAATACATCTGGCTCGTACAATGTTGCTTTAGGTTCAGGGGCGTTAAAAGTAAGTAACGCTAACCAAAATGCAGCTTTTGGTCATGCAACACTTTTTGGAAACACATCAGGAGCCAACAACACGGCTATTGGCAGTCTTGCTTTAAATGCAAACTTAACCGCATCAAATAATACCGCCGTAGGAAAATCATCGTTAATTGCTAATACCACAGGCGCATCAAATACTGCGGTAGGAACGGAAGCCCTCCAAGCCAACCTCACAGCATCTAACAACACTGCTGTAGGTTATCAGGCGGGGTACAGTAATACGACTGGCGCATTTAACACATGGGTTGGTGGCTTAGAGCAGAACAATAGCAATGCAACTGGGCGTAATAACACGACAGGAAATTTCAATACAGCATTAGGTAATGGTGCTTCAGCACTTACCACCACAGGGTCTAACAACACTACTATAGGTTATCAAGCTGGCTACACACCAACCACTGCTAACGAAAACACTTTTGTTGGGTTTAAGGCAGGGTTTGTAAAAACAACAGGCGATGCCAATACTTTTATTGGAAACCAATCCGGTGTTGCCGCTACAACTGGCATAACCAACACATTTTTAGGCGCAAGTTCTGGTAGTTCAGTTACAACTGGCTCTAAGAATACAATCCTTGGCTCATACAACGGCAACCAAGGTAGCTTAGACATTCGCACAGCAAGCAACTACATCGTGCTGTCTGATGGTGATGGCAACCCACGGATGTATTCCGACAACAACGGTGTTCTGTACGACCAAAATGGCAAACTCAGAGCAGTCCCACAATCCGGCTCTTCCAAGACAAGCTCCTACACACTGGCTACAACCGATGTTGGTGAGTACATCTTGCTTGGCGCAAGCGGCGCGATTGTGATCCCTGATGCTACGTTTGCGGCTGGTGACGTTATCACCATCTTCAACAACACCGCTAGTACAGCAACAATCACTTGCTCAATCACAACGGCGTACATTGCAGGCACATTCACTGACAAAGCCACGATGACCTTGGCGGCGGCAGGTGTGGCAACTGTACTGTTCATCACCAGCACCCTGTGTGTTGTTTCAGGAAATGTGACCTAATATGAGTTCAACACAGCAACTATTGTTAGGCGAAGGCGCAGGCGGAGCGGCTCCTGTTTACATTGAAGATGTGTTTAGCACATACTTGTGGACGGGAAATGGAACATCGCAAACCATCACCAATAACATTGACTTGTCTACCAAGGGTGGGTTGGTTTGGATTAAACGTAGGGACGGTGTTGTCAACCACTACCTAGCAACAACAAACGATGGTACAAGCAATTATCTTAATTCAAATACAACAAGCCCTTATGAAACAAGCGTAACTACCCGCATCACATCTTTTAATACAGACGGTTTTTCGTTAGGCTCTGCTGGTAGTGTAAACAATAGTGGAAGCACTTTTGTTGGGTGGACATTCAGAGAACAACCAAAGTTCTTTGATGTTGTGACATATACGGGTAACGATGTTGCTGGTAGAACTATCAGTCACAGTTTAGGTTCGGCTCCGGGAACCATTATTATTAAACGGACAAATTCATCAAATAACTGGGCTGTTTATCACAGGTCGCTTGGGGCAACAAAAGCAATATTTTTAAACAGCACTGATGCGGCTGTTACATCAGCCGCATATTGGAATAATACAGAACCAACTTCAACTGTTTTTTCAATTGGTGATGCTGGTGCTGTTAACGAAGGTGGCGCTAGTGCTGGAACATATGTAGCCTACATCTTTGCCCATGACGCAGGAGGCTTTGGCCTAACTGGTACAGACAATGTTGTTAGCTGTGGGTCTTGGACGGCATCATCAACAGTTGCAGTAAACGTAACGCTAGGATATGAGCCTCAGTATGTGTTGGTAAAAAACGCAAGCGCAGTGCAAAATTGGTTGGTGTGGGATACCATGCGCGGAATGCCTGTAGACACCGCTCAACCATATCTACACCCAAACTTAAGTTCTGCGGAATCCTCAGACACTTATTACCTTTCTCCAACCGCAACTGGTTTTACAGTTAGAGCAAATGCTTTGGGTAGCAATGGAAATACTTACATCTACATAGCCATCCGCCGTGGCCCGATGAAAGTGCCTACTGTTGGCACAAGTGTGTTTGCGCCTGTGGTTGCAAGCGTATCTTCAAGTATTACAGTTACAACGGGTTTTCCTGTTGATATGAGTATTGGTACTCAGAGGCAAAAAATTGAACTTGCTAATAACTACACATTTGACAGATTGCGTGGGTCTGGAAAATATTTGTCTACAAACAATACAAACGGAGAATCAGGAACAGGTACAACAACATCATTTAATACGTCAATGACTGCGTATATTGATAATTACTCAGCCCCTGTGTTTGGAGAAACGTCAAGTTATGGCACAAACATTTATTGGAACTTCAGACGTGCCCCTAGCTTCTTTGATGAGGTTTGCTATACAGGGACGGGCGTTAACAGGACTGTGGCGCACAACTTGGGCGTAGTGCCTGAGTTGATGATTTTTAAAGTTAGAGCATCTATAACTGACAGTTGGCAAGTTTATTGCAGTGCATTAAGTTTATCAGGCACTTCATATTTGCTATTGAACGATGCTGCTACGGCTCAAACAAACGGCTCAACTCGATTTACGGGCGCACCAACAAGTACTCTAATAAACCTTGCGACAAATGGAAGTGTTAACGGCAGCGGTAATACGTATGTAGCCTACCTCTTTGCAACCTGCGCTGGTGTTTCTAAAGTTGGCTCATACACAGGCACAGGCACTACAAAACAAATTGATTGTGGCTTCACAGGTGGTGCTAGATTTGTACTAATCAAGCGTACAAACTCAACTGGCGACTGGTATGTATGGGACTCAGCACGAGGAATCGTAAGTGGCAATGACCCATACTTGCTCATGAACAGCACAGCCGCTGAAGTAACCAACACCGACTACATCGACACTTACAGCGCAGGGTTTGAGATTAGTTCAACTGCGCCAGCCGCTATCAATGCCTCTGGTGCAACATACATCTTCTTGGCAATCGCATAAGGAAAAATCATGCAAATTCGTATTCGTTCAACAGGTCAAGTGCTGCTTCAGCACGAGTGGGAAAAGTGGGTTGCCCAGACCTACGCCAAGTCATTGAGTGGCATATCTGAAGAAGCGGTCAATCGCTTTGAGTCAGACATTGTGTTTGAAGGCCCACAAGCCACAGGCGGCACTGTCTACCAATACTCACAGCAAGACGGCGTAGAGCAGATTGACGGCAAGTGGTACACCAAGTACATCCTTGGCCCTGTCTTCACTGGCGATACAGCGGCGGCAGACGAAGCCGCATACAAAGCCCGTAAAGACGCAGAACAAGCCGCAAATGTACGCAGACAGCGTACTGAAATGCTTAAAGATTGCGACTGGGTGGTGACTAAAGCTATAGACCAAAATGCTCAGGACAGCCTTGGCATTTGGTCTGGGTCACGTACCGCCAAGCCCTGCGCGACATCACTGCGCAGTCTGGTTTCCCTTGGACAATCACTTGGCCTACACAGCCTTAAAGGAAAATCATGGATACACAAACACCAGAGCAAATTGCACAGCACTATTCTGCTGCAATGGATTCCGTCAACCTCATCAACGCTGGCCAGCCTAAAGGCATGGAAGCCCAAGAGTGGGCCGACTGCCTTGCTCGTAACAAAGAGCATTTGAATATCATGCTGGCTAAAGACTTCTGGACGACGGAAGACTTAACACCCCTACGTACAGCAGCGGCGTAGCCATGAGAGACTGGGCTGAAGCGTTTATCGTCGCGGCCTTTTTGACCATCTTTGTTGTGTGGGGTACGTTCACCCTTGTTTGGCTTTGGGGATGAAATGGAACTTGAGTATTACACTAAAATTATTGGCGCAGTAACTGCCTCAACTGCCATGATTGGCGGGGGTTATACGCTTGCTGACAAGTTTGGTATGTTCCATAAAGACATCCTTAAATGGGCACCAGAGCACTTTCAAATATCTGATGCGCCTGCAAACGGCGAATTTAAAGTTGTAGTGGCCCGTCAGAAGATTAGAGATAACTGCGAAGTTATGTCATTCAAGCTAGAGGTGCGGGATTCTGAGTTAGTTGTGCACCCAGCCAAGCCTAGCATTGCAACGTTCTCTGGCCCAGCCAGCGACACAGTGGATAAGTTTGGGTACAAGTTCAAGCTTGACACCACTTCACAAGTAACGCCCGGCGTTGCCACCCTGATGGCGCACATCAAATACAAATGCCCCGAGGGTGAAGTGATTGTGAACTACCCGTCGCACAAGAATCTAATGTTTACGATTAAGGAATCCAATGTTTGAAGTTCTAGGTGGTGGTATTTTGGGCGGGGTCTTTGGCGGTATCTTCCGTCTGGCCCCTGAAGTTCTAAAGTTCTTTGACAAAAAGAACGAACGCCTGCATGAGATGGCAATGTTTAGCCGTCAGTGCGAGTTGGAGCAAATCCGTGGGCAACAAAAGTTAGCCGAGATTGGCGCTCAAAGAGAAGCTGCAATTGACGTTGGTGTCATGGATGCCTTCAATGCCGCAATCAATCAGCAAGCCGAGATGGTCAAAGCGGCAGGTGGCTGGGCGGCTAGTCTGTCTGCATCTGTGCGTCCTGTGGTGACTTACTGGATATTGTTTGTCTGGTCTTTTGTACACGTTTGGTTTGCATGGAACGCATGGCTTGCTGGTGCGCCAGCCGTAGAAGTGTTCAAGACCATGATGTCGCCTGACTTCTCAGCCCTGCTGTCTGGAACAATTAACTATTGGTTCCTCGATAGAACTCTGAAGCAACGCGGCATATGAATTTAGACCTAGCCGCTGAACTGTGCCGCCGGTTTGAAGGCTATCGGGCCAAGCCGTACCTGTGTCCAGCTAATGTAGCCACGATTGGGTACGGTTCTACCTACTACGCAGATGGGCGTAAAGTAACATTGGAAGACCCTCCGATGGATGAGCCGACAGCTAGAGCGCTGTTAATGGCGGAGCTTCTGCACACCTACGCACCGGGTGCAGTCAGGCATTGTCCGAACCTGCTAGTGATTGCGGCTCAAGGCGATCCAAGAAAGCTAAATGCCATCGTAGATTTCTGTTACAACTTGGGCATTGGACGCTTGCAGACTTCCACGTTAAAGAGGAAAATCAATGCCAATGATTGGGAAGGGGCAAAAGAACAACTAATGCTCTGGACTAAAGGTGGCGGCAAGGTTTTGCCGGGCTTGTTAAAACGCCGCACGGCTGAGTGCGCCTTACTGGATTGACCGATGCCATTACAA